CCTCATCTAAGACCGTATATTCACCCCAAGCACGTTTTGTAGTAGGTTGGCTCCATTCTTTCAGTATCCAACTTGAAGAGTTTTTCTTATTCTCGCCACCTACCCCAAAGACAAAGGAAACATCTTCATATACCATTTCCGGTATATTATATTTTGTTCTATCTCCACCATTGGCAAAAATAATTTCTGTGTTTCTAGGAAAAGTTTTTCTGATATGCTCTATTGCTTGTATTGCTGAATCGTCGTCATCGTTAAAAGCAAAAGCATTACCGACACACTTGATATTTTCTACGATTGATTTTCTTTCATCAAAAGGCATAAATGCTTTGCCTTTTTTACGTTTTAACCAATCATCACTGTTTACTCCAACACAAAGAATGTCACCAAGTTCTTTGGCTGCTTTGAAATATTCAATGTGACCGGAATGCAGTGGATCGAACCCACCTGTAACAAGAACAACTTTCATAATAAATCCTAACCCTTAAAAATGTATTATATCACTTTTTTTCAAGTTCGTTAATTCTTTTGTTTAAATCTTTTACTGTTTCAATAAGAAGACCTATGATAGCAGAATAGTTAACTGTTTTCGAATCTGTACCAGAGACAACATCCGGTAAAACTTTCTCTATCTCTTGAGCAATAACACCCATACTCTTTTTGCCGGTTTGTACCCAATCAAAAGTAACCCCACGAATTGCTTCGATCTTTTCAATAGAATTTTCGATGGTCTCTACATTTGTCTTGAATTTTTCATCTGACAGAGAGTTAAAGTCAGTTGCATTCAATTGACCAGTAAAAGGATTGAAATATAGCTTTGTAGAGGTTATGGTGAGGGTGTCTTCAGATCCTGAAGTTTGATCGGTAAATGTTAGATAGCGGGTTGCATTCGTGTCACTATCATCTAAGATATCGACGCCACCCCCACCTCCAACTCCTGCAAGAGAATTGTTAATTTGAGTCTGAACGTTATCGGAATCAGAAAATACCTTAATAGCATTTGAAGAGTTTTTATAATATAACTTACCATCTGCATAGTTAATGGCAAGTTCACCATAGTCTAGATCTGTACCCAGAGGTACTTTTCCAGTCACAGAAGACTTCTTAAGTTTAATATCAGCCATTTTTTATCCTAAAAAGGTTAACGGGGTATTAAAAAATACCCCTTTATAATTTAGTATGTACCGCCGTCAATTACTGCAAGAGTAACTGCACCTGCTGTAACCGTAAACTCTGTAGCATCAAAACTTGCAACACCCAAGTTGGCTGAAGTAGCAACTTCAGCTGCAACGGTAAGTGTATTCGCACCATCGTTATATGTAAGATCAATACCTTCACCTGCTAAGAAGAAGTTTGTGACAAGATGATCTTCCAGCGCTTCTGTTAAGTTTTCACCGGCAAATTTAAGAGCAGTGAGAGAGGAAAGATCAAGATCTTTGTTCATGTTCCATGCATCGGTACTGCCGTTATATGTAAACGTTGCAGGAACAGTTGGACCATTAATTGTAAGTCCAGCACCATCTGCCTCGCCAGCAGTTGCAGCGGAATCAGCAAGTACAATGTTTTTATCGTTGATCGAAACTGTAGTTGAATTAACTGTGGTAGTTGTACCGTTAACAGTTAGGTCACCGCGGATAATAACTTCACCGCCGTCAGAATCAATTGGATTTGGATCGATATAAAGAACGCCAGTAGATGATGCGACAGTGTTATCCAAGATTCTGATATTGTCAATATCAATCTGCGTAAGTCCAGCAAGAACTGTAGAAGTTCCACCTAGTGAGATAGCAGTAGAACCTATTGTGACACTAGAGTTAGCGAGCTTAGCGTTTGTAATACCGCCGTCTTTTACTCGAACTGCACCTGTACCGTTCGTTGCAGAAAGTTCGATTGTAGAATTATCAACAGTAACTTCAATCTCATCTGCGTTAGCTGTAATACCATCACCGCCAACAACGTTAATTGTTCTTGATGTAGAGATATCACCACCGCCGGTAAGACCAGCACCTGCAGTAATCGATACGCTCGTGTGCGCGACGTGCTCGTCCGCGACGAAGCCAGATAGGTTATCGTGTACAATCTCAGCATCATTTGTACTGATCGTATCAGCAGCGACTGTGATACCAGTACCTTCACCGACGTTAATGGTTCTTGATGTAGTGATATCACCGCCACCACTAAGACCGTTACCAGCTGTAATTGAAACACTAGAGTGGTTGATGTGTTCGTTAGCTACGAATCCATTTGTATTGTCGTGAACGATAACTTTACTGTAAAGAGAAGCAAGCTCTGCTGAGTCAATCTGTACATCGTCTGCATTTACGCTAATACCAGTACCAGCACCTACTGCAAAGGATCTTGATGTAGTGATATCACCGCCACCAGTAAGACCGTTACCAGCGGTTAATGTTACACCAGAGTGAGCAACGTGCTCATCTGCAACAAACCCTGAAAGATTATCATGAACGATCTCTGCATCGTTTGTACTGATTGTGTCTGCAGCAACTGTAATACCAGTACCTTCACCGACGTTAATGGTTCTTGATGTAGTGATATCACCGCCACCAGTAAGACCGTTACCAGCAGTAATCGAGACCCCGCTGTGATCGATATGCTCGTTAGCGACGAATCCTGAAAGATTATCATGAACGATTTCAGTATCAACAGTTGAAATTGTAAACTCTCTACCGGATGCAGAAGTTACGATACCAGTTCCACCAACAACGCTAAGTGATGAGTCTAGTAGTGATACTGTGCCAGTTCCAGTCTCTCCTGCAATACTGAGAGATGAAGATACTGATGCAGTTCCTGCTGCAGTCAAACGACCTTGTTGATCTACTGTAAACGTCGGAATGGCTGTAGATGAACCGTATGATCCCGGTGTTACAGCAGTATTATCTAGATTAAACGTTACGGTATTATTTGTAACTGCAGAGGTAAGAGCTGTACCACCTGCAAATGTTACATCAGAGTCAGCAACGTTAATAGTATCAGTACCAGTATCACCGGCAATGGAAAGCGCTCCACCGCCAACTTGTAGATCAACATACGCCTTTGTCGCTGCATCTTGTGCTGCAGTCGGATCTGTGACATTAATAATCTTACTGTTCTCTGCGGAGATATTACCGCTACCATTTGGACTGAGAAGTAGGTTACCATTCGTATTAGTTGTACTGATGGTATTACCATTAAGGTCTAGATTATCAACTTTAAAGTTATCAACCTTGCTATTTGCATCTACTAACAGTGCGCTTGAAGCAGTAAGTGTTCCCGGTGTATGATCGAGTAGATTGGCAAAGTATTCACCGCCGATAGTAACTACCGATGTAGCTACACCGTTGCCATCATCACCTTTACCGAAGAAGAGTCGATCTCCAGAGTTTGCCGATGTACCTGCACCATAGGAATAAGCTACCTCACCCGTAGCCAAAGAGCTCGGTGCGGATGTACCCGTCGACCTTTTTAATCTAATTGTTGCGGCCATTAGTAGCTGCCTCCATTAAGTGTTTGTTTTTGTAATTCTATTTCTGCGTCCCATTCCTTAGTCGCATCATTATAAACTAATAAAGATCCATCCTGTAGATTCGAAACGTTAACCCCGCCAAGGGAATTCAGTGTAAATGCACCGGATGTTACTCTCTTAACTGGAGTACCAACCTTTACTTCTTTAACCAGTGTATTTGAACCAGCAACTGCTACCTTTTTAGTAACTGTACCTGACGTGCCAACCTTAATTGCCATCTCTTCCCTATCGTGTCGCTGATGGTTTTACGTGAATGTTTCCTTCGAGAACCCTTTCAATGATAGTATTCGAATCACTATCAATAAAAGATATTTCTACATCATATACATATTTCCCTGCTTTGATCGCATCCGTCTCAGTGTTTGTAAGAGATAGGACCAATATACCATCAGTAGCAGGACTCGATATAATAGAGTTAAAAGTATAGGTCTGATCAGAATCACTGTTGTAAGTTTTCTTCATCTTAGATTCAACGGAGTGATTTGATAGATCCTTGGTGCTCCCATCAGGATTTGTCAAGTGAATTTCTATAGCAACATCAGAACCCTGATCAATCCCCAATTCTTCAAACTGAGCCATTTTTCTACCTCTTAATCTATGTCTTAATGTTATTTATAATCTTTTAGTAAACGGCATTCGAAAAAAATTCGTGGCTCTCTACTAGGAAAAATTCGAAAAAAATGAAAAAAGGGGGTTTACATTCCTGTAATAACGATTATATTACTACTATCAACAAAGGAGAACATTGTTATGATGACGAAAGAAAACCGTACTGATTCCTACCTTGGAACCGTTAACCTGTCTGATCCGTATGATATGACGATGGTTAAAAATATGCGTAAGATAGTGTCGGAGGCGAATCAGAAGCTTCGTGAATCGAACAAACGTACTATGTACGTGAAGCTTCAAGGACGTGGTCATCGCATGGGTAACCGACGTTACCATCAGGCTTTGCCCTTGAAATATGCCACTTCGGCTGATGTTTATCTCTACACTCGATAAAAAAATCAAACCCGGGGGTTTACGAACCTTCGGGTTTTTTGTATTTTGGAAATATCATAAATACAACTTGAAACAAGGAGACTATAAAATGCCTACTTATGGAGCTATGAGCCGAACGGAATGGATGAAGCCCAACTCAAAGACGGGTGAGCCACGACTCAGGATCCTTTTAGATACAATTATGAATGGAGAGCCAGTAACTGGTGTTACTGGTCAAGATATCTTCCTGAAGAACACCCCAAGCAATCTTCAGGAGGTAAAAGATTTCTCAGAAGTGAAAGCCAAAAATATGATACTGGAACAGACAAACGGTCAGTACATCGAATCGAACAAGATTGGCAAATCTCCACTCTTCGGCGGAGCCGGAGCTGGTGGTGGTGCAACTGGCGCCACGGCAAACGCTGAAAGCCTTCAGTGTCTCTACATCTCAGCTATGTTAAAGGAGGGAACTGATAAGCCATTCTCTCACTTTACGCCTGCACTCCTCAAAAAGTATTTAAGAGGAACCGATACAGGCGATATCAACTATGAAAGCTACATCCAAGCTGCAGACCCTTGGTGGTATTCAGGTTACGTCACTGCAAAGTACTTAATCGAAAAAGGATACGTGAACCAGAAACATATCCTTCACCGTGGTTCACGAACGATGAACACAATCTATGCAGCAAAGACTATTGCTTTAAAAGCCGAGGGGAAACCTTCTATGCAAAATGATAAATGGAACCCCGGTGATATTTGGGCCGTTGAGCGAGGCTTGAACGTATCGAATGTTCTTGACGCAAGCAGCCTTCAAAACTTGAACTATACCATTCTCGAGAACTTTAAAGCCCGAAAGATCGTTGGTATCTCTCTTAAACAGATCTCTTCACTCAATGCTAAAGCAAAGGGTACTGATATCAACCTGGTTGCAGAGAAAGCACCAAGTCACACCTTCGAGAAAGTTCTTCTTGCTACCGATTCTCGCCGGGAAGACTTTTGGTCTTCTAAGAATGGCATGATATACTTCAGTAACGAATACAAAGCTGATATCCGTCCTTCTAGCGCATTCTCTACAGTGGGAATGGAAGCACAGGGCAAAGGCGCAAGAGCTGGGCGAGTAAGCTACGGCCAGATTCAGTACTCATCCAAAAACCATCTGAATCACGTCTTGAAAGAAAATTCTTACTATACCATGAAAGCAAGGGAGATGGAAAAGAATCTAGAAGGTCGCGAAGTACAGGCTTTCTGGAAGAAAGTCTCTGCTGTAGATCCTAAGCTCGATTTGGATAAATGGATCGACGGATTGAAAAATTCATCGGCGGACAAAATTCACGCTATGCTGGTTGTAACGGATATAGCATACGGATTAACAAAGGCACGTAAGGCACAAAGGGATGCTTTCATTACAGAGGTAATGAACATCGCTATGGCAAAGGATGCATCATCCTCGGCTTACGTCAAAGTAGAAAAGGCGTAACATGACACAGTATAGTAAAAAGAGAAATTCTTTTTTAACCAACAATGATGATTTATATGAAGTAGTTCTACTCGGGGACCAAGACGGTAATATCATCAACACTCACGGTCCATCCGGAAATATTCCAATTGCAGATGGACGGGTAGATGGCTACTCAGTTCGAAACATTTTTGGAACAACTGGCGCTACGACAAATATCGTAACTACCGAATTCAGAACACCTTGGGAAAGAGCAAGCAACTATGAATTTCCGGCAGCTGCAGCTCAAATGAGTTTGGTAAGCACTAGTACTTCTGATACAGCTGTTACTATTTTAATCTTAGGATTGGATGCAGACTACAATCCGATTAGTGAGGTTCAAACATTAACTGGTACGACTCCTATCACAACAACGAATAGCTATTTACGTATTAATGATATGGTGTGTACCGTTGGTAATGCTGTTGGAACGATTACACTCAGTGTCGGTGCTAATGTTTACTCGCAGATTGATCCCGGTGAAGGTAAAGATCAAAAGGCTGTATATACTGTACCAGGTGGATATTCCTTCTTTCTAACACGCATCGATGCTTTCTGTACCGATGCAAACGGTGGTAAAGCTGCAAGATTTAGAAACTTTCTTCAGTCTCCAAACGGTAGACAACTTAGAGTTGCTGATACGACTTTCTTTAATAATATGTCAATCATGAGACAGGCACCTTTTAAATACGATGAAAAGACTGATATCTTAATGCAATTACGTTCTCTATCTGGCTCAGTATTCGGATCTGTATTTGCAGAAGGCATTTTGGTAAGACAATAAAAATAATTTAGGGGGTTTACTTCTGTGAAAAAGGGTGTATAATATTATTACACCACTTAGGACAGGATAGAATACCCCAGAGGAGTAAAAGAATGGCTTGGATTCCAGTACCAGGTACAACTCAATGGGAATATGATAATGACCCACCCGATCCAGGTGTGGGCAGTCCTCTCCGCTCATTGTGGTTGCAACAGACGAATGGTGTACGTACATATGAACCAACTGGTCATCAGGTATATACACGAGTAAGAAGAGTCGGTGAAACATCCGACGCAGGTGAACTAAGTAAATCATTCTGGGATTCGAGGGTATAATGGAAAACTTTTCTTCTTATATTAAAGAGAGTAAGAACACTCATATGACGCATATCGAGGATCGTGTGCTATATGGGGGAGTAAATGGTACAAGACAGGCAATCTTTGCCTTACGTGACCTGAGAGATATGCTTGGTGGATTACATGATGGATCCGTTAGTGTAAAGTGGGACGGTGCACCTGCGATCTTTGCTGGTACAGATCCGAATGACGGGCAGTTCTTTGTAGCAAAGAAAGGTATCTTTAATAAGAATCCGAAGGTGTATAAGACGAATGCAGATGTTGATGCTGATACCTCTGGTGATCTTGCAGATAAATTGAAATTGGCTCTCAAGCATCTTCCTGAACTTGGAATCAAAGGTATTGTTCAGGGTGACTTCCTTTTTGGCCCTGGTGACATTAAAAGGAAAAATATCAAGGGTCAAAGCTATATTACCTTTCATCCGAATACGATTGTCTATGCTATTCCAAGTGACTCTGATGCGGCGAAGCAGATAAAAGCCGCAAAGATTGGAATCGTTTGGCATACTACTTATACATTCAGTGGAACGAGCAAGGACTTCTCGACACTCAAGGCCAGTTATGGTGTAGACGTATCTCGTATGAAGAAATCAAACAATGTTTGGTCACAGGATGCTATGCTCCGCGATCTTACAAGATACACTATGTCCAAAAAGGATACCGAAGAGGTAAATGAATATCTTTCACAAGCAGGAAAGATCTTTAATCAGATTGCTGGTAACGCTCTTCGTACACTTGAATCAAATCAAGAACTTGCAAGACTGATCGAAACATACAACAACAGCTTTGTTCGTCAAGGTCAGGTTATTACGAACACGCAGGCTCACGTGAATGGACTGATCAACTGGATTAAAGCCCGCTATCAAAAAGAGATAGATAAGCGTAGTACCGAGAAAGGTAAATCAGCACAGATAAAAAAGCGTGATGAGATCTTGAAATTCTTTTCACCAGGTAACAAGAAAAGTTTAAAAAATATATTCGATTTGCAAAAAGTTATTGTTCTTGCAAAATTAAAACTTATAAATACTTTAAATAGATTGAACAATGTTGATACATTTGTTAAGACTAAAGATGGTTACAAGGTCACAGGACACGAAGGCTTTGTAGCTATTGATAGGCTTGGTGGTGATGCGGTAAAGATTGTTGACAGAATGGAATTTTCATACAACAACTTTTCGCGTGATATACTTAAGGGATGGGATAAACCAGGAAGAAACTAAAATGGACAATAAAAAAGAATACTTTGGAAAAGTTCACCCTGCTCTGAAAAAAGAACTTGGTGCCCACGGCGATCATGCTACAGGTATGGCAGGATCTGATAAAGGTGTTGCAGTTTCTTTTAATAGACCTAAAGACGTTAATGCTTTAAGAAAGCAAATGGCGCAGCATGGCTACAAAAATGTTACTCAGATGCATGATACCACTGGTAAACACAAACATGTTTATCATTTCCAGGAATCAAATGAAAATCCAGTTGATTCGTATATGGACAATAAAAAAGTATCCTTTAAAAATTTTGTAACCGGCTACGAAGAAGGTCGGGACGAGTATATTCAATATCGGAATATGCGGCGTAGACACGGTGCACTCGGCGAGGCAAAGAAAGTCGAATGCCCTGAGTGTAAAGGTGAAGGGTGTGACCATTGTGATAATAAAGGATACCACCTGGTAAAAGAAGCTCTTGACGTAGGACAACGTCGTCGTAGAGCGATTCAGATGCGTAGAATGAAGGGCAAGATCCGCATCGGTCAGCAAAGAGCAAAGATGAGAGTTGCTAATAAGGAACGCCTTATTAAAAGAGCACGTAAGGCAGCTCGTACTGCTATTATGAAAAAGCTTACGAAGGGTAAAGGCAAGGACCAGCTTGATTACTCTCGCCGTCAGTCGATCGAGAAAAGAATCGATAAGATGAAGGGTAAGGTTGATCAGTTAGCACGTAAGCTTTTTCCACAAATCCGTAAAAAAGAAATGACTAAGCGTCAACAAAAGGGTGATAAGTAATGATATCATCCTTTCGAAATTTTTTAGTCGAAGAAGAAAAGACGGTTTATTTTACCTTTGGTAGAATGAATCCTCCGACTATCGGTCACGGTAAGTTGATCGACACACTAGCGAAAAAAGCTGGTAACAATCCCTATAGAATATTCGTATCCCAATCTACTGATCCAAAGAAGAACCCACTCGATTATACAAGTAAGGTAAAGTTTATCCGTAAGATGTTTCCGAAGCATGCTAGATCGATCATGCTGAATCGTAAAGTTAAGAACGTTATGGATATTGCAACGGCACTTTACAATGAGGGTTACAAGTCCGCAACCATGGTCGTTGGATCGGATCGTGTTCAAGAATTTCAAACCCTTTTGAAAAAATATAATGGCGTTGATGGTAGACACGGTCATTATAACTTTAAAAAGATTAATGTAATCTCTGCAGGTGATCGCGATCCCGATGCTGAAGGTGTTGAAGGTATGTCTGCATCGAAGATGAGATCCTTTGCATCTAATAACGATTTTGCTTCATTCTCACAAGGTCTTCCAAAAAGAGTGTCTAATGCGGATGCAAAGGCACTCTTTAATAATGTACGCAAGGGTATGGGTTTAAAGGAAGAAAAGAACTTTAAGCGTCACATTGAACTCGAGCCTGTCTCTGAGACCCGTGAGAATTACGTAAGAGGTAATCTTTTCGAA